AGTTCCGTCTGTGATGCCACCTGTTGGTATTGTTGTTTTACTCATGTGTTACTCCTCTATGCGTCATCTCTAGCTTTACGATTTTTGTAATCACTTCTTGCTGTAACTAACGCTACAAAATCTGCTTGGTTACTTGGAATAGCGTCTGTGAATGAAGCATCATCCATTAACTTTGTTGTCCATTCTGATTGAAATCTTTTCCAACAATTATTAATTTTACCATTTACTGCCGTTTGAATCCAATCATCTAGCCCTGCATTATCTGTGTCATTGTACAAATCGTTAGATAATATTTTTTGTTGTAAGTCAGTTAGACTTATTGTTTTAGTATGTGTTGCCATTTTATTTTACTCCTTTTAAAGTTGATTGTTTCATCATTAACCCAACAACGTTACTTGACAAGTGAATAGGTCAACCATGTCTATGACTTTACTACCACCAGAAACTGAAAGTTTTAAAACGTGTGTATCATTTGCATCCATATCTGCTACTGCACAAAATGGAAATCCAAAAGAACTTGCTGATGCACGACCTAATGTGCTAATATTAAGAGCAATGTAATACGAACGATTACTTGTCTCCATTATTACTAACATATTATCGTGGTTAGATGCTATATCTTCTATAAACACCTGTCCTGTTATTAAATATTTTCCTGTTACTGGTGCTGTAAATGTTCCACCACTTAAATCTGCATTATTATCCCATAATTCAGTTACACCTGCACCAGAAGTAACACCTATTGTTTTTTGTGTTCCATCTCCTGTAAGATTAGCTTCAGCATCACCTCTATAAGATGCGGCGGGCTGTAGTGGTTTGGTTACTGCACCTGTGCTATCAATTTGTAAACCTGTAGCACCATTAGTTTGAAATTTCATTAAGTTTGTATCGTGTCTATAAACAATAGAACCTATAAATCTAGCATCACCACTTGTAGCATCACCAAAATGTATATTTCCTGCTGTGCTACTTAACATTTGTAAATATGCTTGTGCAGTACTTGCATTGCCCATTTGAACTGGGCCAAATCCTCTATTAGTTGCATCACCAATATTTACATTTTCAGATGTATCTATTGTCATAGTTGTTGCATCACCGTTATCATCTATACCAACAGAATTAAAAGCACCTGTTACATTCAAAGCACCAGAGTGAGTTGTAGTTCCAGATAATGTAACACCACCACTAAAAGTTTTTGCTATAGTCTCCGTTGCAGGAGGGTCAATAGTTCCTACAGCTTTTGCTTGATGAACAACATAAATATTGTTTGTGCCGCTAGGAGGAGCGCCAGTAAATGTTAATGTTGTACCGCTTACAGTGTATGCACTATTTGGGTCTTGTCTTACGTTTCCAACAAATACTTCAATATCTAATGTGCTAGCTGGTGCTGTGGATAATGTAAATGCTACCGCACTTCCATCTCCATCAAATCTATCTCCAGTTAGTGATTGAAAAGTATTTGTAGTATCTATTGGTGTTCCGACGTATGCCATTTATTTATCCTTATGTACTTATTGAATCTACACTTGTTACCCAAGCATCTAAACCATTAGCTGTATTACATACTGCTACTAGTCTATCGCCACTCATCATTACAACTTTGGAGCCCGCATCAATCAGTTCCAAAGCACCGCCCACAGGAATGGGGGCACCTTTAACTAAATAAATGTTAGAGCCGTTATGCTGTAAAAACACGTCTGCAGTAACTTGAGAAGTGAGAATGTTAGCTAATCGTATTCCTACGATTGCATCATCACTATCCGCAAATCTAAGTTGTACATTGGTAGTTGATACGGGAAAGCCTTTGCCTTCAAAATCTTGAGCCATATTTCCCTACCTTATGCTACATCATCTATTAAAGCTGCTACGATACAGTTAACTGTTGCGTCACCTGTTCCGCCTAAATCAGCACTAATAGCATGTAGATTAGCTACTGTAGTGTTTGGTAATCTACCATACCAGGACTCGCCTGCTCCGATAAATACTCCGTCTACTAAGTCATGAGCTGCTGTTCCACCGTCAAAACATACAATCATACCATCTGCTGTGCTTGTGTTCTTGATAAATATGAATTTAATTTTGTCGGCTGTAGCAACTGCTGTTGGTGCTGTATCATCATCTACTGCAGTATAGTCTGTGAAATATCCTGCTATTAAATCAGTGCTTGTAGTTGTACAAGCTGTTAACTTGTAATACCACTTGTCGTTTGCATCAGCTGGTGCTAATGTTACTGAACCACTAATTGTTTTAGCAATCTCATCAGGCAATACTGTAGCTGTCATAGATACACTTGCTGAATCTGCCATATTTTATTCCTCCTAAATTATAAAGCGATTGCCATTGCTGTGGCAAATCCCTTTGTTGCACTATTAGCAGGATCAATCCCGTTAATAGTTGTTACGTCTAAGTTCGCTAAAGCATTGTGTACTTCATCCGAACCATCGATATAAATTGCTGCATCTCTACCTGATACTAAAGTATAGGTGACTGCGTTTGATCCTGACTGAAAAATCAAACTAGAATCTGTATCATTTTGTACAAAATAGTTTGCTTCAATATCAGGTAGTGTTATTGTTGCGGTTGCGCCTGGTGTGCCTGTAAATACTAAAACTTTATTACGACCATTTTCATCTGCATAAGATGTTGGTTGTGTAGTAAAAGTTAAAGTTGTATTTCCTGATATGGCAACAGTTGCATATCCACTAATAGCATCTTCAACACGATTCATGTTGTCATTAGTTTGTGCCCCCCAGGTTCCATCGTTCTCCCCTGTGGCCATTAACCTTAGACCTAAATTACTCCATGATGATGCCATAGTTTATTCCTTACGCAATTCTAATAATTGCATTTGATGCATCAGCTGCTGGAAATGCTATTGTAAAAGTACCACCTGTTACTGTGTAGTCTCCTCCAAAATCAATTACCATTACTGCTGAATTTGAATCGTTTGAATTGTAAATTAAACAACCTCTAGTTGTAAATGTTGCAGAAGTAAATGAAGTATCTGCGAAATCTGTAATTGCTGTTGTGCCTGAAACACTTGGGTCTACATTTGTTAATGTGTTACCACCTGTTGAATATCCATTACCATTTGCTAGCTCGTCTGAGTTGCCAGTCATATCTGAGTAATTTGTTGTTGCTGCACCATGCGTACCTGTAATACTTGCGTTAGCTTTAAATAAGGCTAGCTTAAAAGCATCAGCTCCATTATTGAAGTCATGATCTCCTTCTAATAGCTCCTTTTTAAAAGTGCTGCAAAGTGCTGATGTTAATCCTGCCATAATCTTATCCTTTTATTTCACCTTGTTTGAACTCGTCAGTTCGTTTTCTTGCCATTTCTTGTGCTAAGAAAGATTGTAAAGATCTATCGTACAATCCTTGAAACCTCTGCACTTGATCAGGCGTTTCTTTCATAAAGTAACAAGCTTCTAAAACACTTGCATACAATATTACATCAGGAGCATAGTCACCAATATACGTATTTGCATTGGAACTACTTAACCCTAATGGCTTATAAGTATAACCTATTTCAATCAAAGTGTCAACACTTGGAGTTGCTCCAAATAGGTAATTTACGTGTCTATTTGAGGATGTGTAAGCTGTACCAGAATTGCTATATCCATAATATTTTACTGTTCCTGTAGTAGCACTATTTTGAGTATACTCTCTAATAAAAGTATCATCTTTTTCTTCTAAAAACTCTCCTGTAGAATTTTTCATGTATCTAGTAATATACACATCTTGAGGTATAGCAGATACGTTAGTATTAGCTGATAAAGTAAATGTTGTAGTTTTTCTAAAATTGTTTATATCGGCTTCTCTCATCAACCTATTTTCAGCTAATTCTATACAAAAATCTAGGGGTGCTTTACCTGATCCTGTTGCTGTTGTAAATTCAGTAGAGTCATTTTCAGTCCAATCCTGAATACCTTGTTTTAATTGTACGTAAGTTAATCCCATATTAAGCGTTCCATGCTCCTAGACCATATGGATTATTACCCCATCCTGGTTGTTGGAATGTTATTGTACCACGACTAGCAGTCATTTGCAACCCACCAACTGCTACAACTAGTTGAGGGTTAACTGTACCTTGAGCTGATGTTGAACCAATACCAGCTATGTTTTCCGTAGCACTAAAGATTAATGAACCTTGCGCTGAAGTACCTGCTTGTCCTGGTACATTATCAGCTAAATTAAATTGTGGCCCCCCTTGACCAGAAGTAGCTGCTATTCCTGTAGGGTTGGTTATGGCTGTTGCTGTTATAGTACCTTGTGCAGATGTGCTTGCTATTCCAGATAGATTAGTTTGTGCTGTATATGATGGTGTACCTTGAGAGGCAGTTACTGATAATCCATCAGAATCTTCACCAGTGTTAATTATTACATTTGGATTAAATTGTAAAGATATAACTGCTTGGAATTTTCCATGTAAAGGGCCTAAACGTACTTTTGTTAAATCTTGATCGTTGTCAGGTCTAGGGTGATGGAGTGCCCCCGCATCAGGGCCAGGCATTACTGGATCTAATTGAGGTTGTTTACTTTCGTAATCTTTTTTATGAACACGTAGTCCATTCCATTCTGTTCTTGCATCTTTATATCTAATTTTTCGACCAAAACGATCGTCAATTAAAAATGCGCGTTTGCCGCTAGATCTTCGAGCCATTATGCATATCCACGTACTTTAGGTTGGATAAAGAAACTTGCTCGTTCTCTATCTTCTTCACGAGCTTTTTCCCAATCTTGTTCATAATATGCTTTTAATTCTTGTCTTCTATTAATGTCAACTTCTGCTGGTCTTTTGTTGGCTAACTCAACAGCTAGCCCACTAATTAAAGCAGGTAAATATCTTCTAGGTATATCTGGATTTTGTGTATATGTTGAACTCACATCTTGTGGATAACGCACAGTCCATGATAGTAGTTGATAATATGTTTGATCTGGTACAGGCCATAAATAAACTTTATGAGTTGCTGAACCTGATGATGTGTATTGACTATTTCTTTCTATAGCATAATGAGTTGGTTTGCCTGAAGTTGTTTTAGTTGGATAACTTAAATATTCTGACATACTAATACGCTCCATTGCAACATCTATATCTGGATCTGCATTGGTGTCACGTATAGCTGCATCTATAATATCTAAGTATTGTAACGAAGATAATGTAATATTATCTTGATCTTTAGTCATATCAGTGGTTGTTAAATCTAATGTAAATAAATTTACACCATCGTTAACCCACTTAGTTAATAATAGATTAAGAGAACGTCTAGCTGTTTTTAATTCAAAACCACTTTTAGTTTGTAATCCACATCTTT